CTGACAGGTATATCGGCTGGAGCAACAGGTGGTGGATCTGATGAGATATTTTATGAAAATGGTCAGAATGTAACGACTGACTATACTATTACTAATGGCAAAAATGCCATGAGTGCAGGGCCTATCACTATTGATAGCGGTGTAACTGTCACTGTCGGTTCTGGAGAAACTCTTACTATTGTCTAATGAAACAAATTACAGAAAAACAAATCGTTGAGTGGAAAGCTGAACTCAATGTTCAGAAACAAAAGAAACTGGAAGCTGAAAAAATACTTGATGAAATAACAAGAACTATTTTAATGATTGAGGGCGGGATTCAGTTTGGTGAGATTGCATTGAAGAAAAGCGAGTCAACAAACCAGCCATCAGGTACAGTGGAGCTAGGCCAACCACAAGGCAAAACGTCAGCAAAGTCAAAGGCATAGTCAACTTTAATAAAATTTCTTTTAACATAAAATGCTAGACCGCATAATAAAAATTATTTCTATTCTGTCATTTTTGATGTCATTATCAATGGCAGCTTTCGGATATGTAGCAATTCGCTATATGCAAAGTCCAGAATTTGAAAGAACCCTTAAAAACAAACTCATGGGCAGTTTAGAAAATAAAATGCCTGAGGTTATGAAAAATACTCTTCCTGATTTCACTGGTCCATCGATAGAAATACCAAAGAAAAAGGTAAACCCTCTTGGAAATACCCAGAATTGATATTCCACAGATTCAAATAAAAGAGATATATATTCCAAAAATTAAAACTTGGGAACAATATCCAACAACTCTCGATTTGATTGATAAACCCAAGCTTGACTATCCTGTTGTAAATATTCCATCTTTTGAACCTCTGGAATATAACCCTGATAAATTTATACCAACTGATCCTGTAAAGCAGCCTGAACAAAAAAAGCCAGACATACCTCAACCGCCAGAATACAAACCCAAAGTAAAAAAAGATAAAGAGTTCTTTATTAAATGCCCTAACGAAACTAACATTCCAGTAGGATCATTTGCCAACGATCTTAAGTTGGATAAAGTTGTATCCCACAAACTTTCTGAAGATGGCAAAGTCTGCTATGAAGTCTACGAACCATCCACCTTTATTGAGAAATGGATTCCTAGCCCTCCTATTCTTGTCAACACTTCAATTATTGCTGTTACTGCGGCTTCAAGTCCTATCATAGCTAACCTTCTTAAAAACCTCATCAAGACTGCGATCAAGAAGCTGACAAAGAAAAAAGATGAGGTAAAATAAAAAAGTAGCAAGCCCAGCATCATGTCATTAAATTGACCACTGCTCTGTTGGATAGACTTGCTGCTTTAAGCAACCAGACCCATTATCAAACCGTAAAATCGGTTACTGCTCTGTTGGAGCGTCAGTTGCTTTTTAATTTATGAGTATGCGGTATAACTTGACCCATTTTTTCTACAACTTCCACATCCTCGCATAAAGAGTAATATTTTGAATCTTTAGTAAATCGAATTCCATCACGATATAGCTGTCCACAATTTTTTAACCTTGCGAGTTCATAGTTAAGGCGTTCCTTTGATAATATTTGCCTTTGTATTTTTTCTTGCGTTGTAGCACTTTTTAAACACGCATCTTGAAAGCGTTTATCAAGAGGAACAGATATTGTTGCAGCAATTCCAAAGTTAAATGAAGTTGCATCTTTGTTGCCACTATAATTTTCTCTATAGAATAAAATTTCCCCTGCGTTTGTAAGGTTTCCATCATCGTCTGTAGCCTCGTTATAAACTGGCGTGAGGTAAGTATAGTCTTGAGGTCGTTTGATCGCTACTGAGGTCGTTGCAAATGGGCTTATAGATAATGTTGCTCCTGAGCATTTGATTCCATTTCCGTAAGTATTTTCAGTCATTGGTCCTGTCAAAACTTGGGTTGCAAAATTAGAAACTGAAGAACTTGTATTTGACTGAGGATTGGCAACTGCTGAGGTATTTGCGTAACTTGGCAAACAATAAAAAAGACTTATTAATTGGAGAAGATAATAGTGGTATCTGTAACCACCTCTGATTGAACCGTTCTTGTTATATCGATCACGCTTTCCAAAGAAGGTCCTTTGTAAAACTCGGAAAACTGAAAAGCATTCCCTTGTGTGGTTTGCTGCCAGTTTGGTTTTTGATCCATATTTAAACCAGTCCATTCATAAGTCGTTCCATTGATGGTTTCTGTAACGGTGGCATTAGGCATTGAAATTGTGTCGCAATTTCCGCAAGATATGCCCGAACCAGTAACGCTGTAGGTATAGCCTGAATTGTAGCGAACTTCTCGGATATTTTCCGTCAAATTATTTGTGGTGACGCTTCTGCTTGTACTTGTCGCACTTGTAAAATTTGGCACGACAGGTATTGCGTAGGCTGGACTAACAAAAAATATAAAAAGAAGATATTTCCACATCAATCAACAGTTAAGTCTGTAACGAATTGACCAGTAAGAACAACCCCAGTTCCTGTTCCACCTGTCAGACTCATTGTGTGATGATCTAAGGTAACGGCTGCTGTTCCTACTGACCCAGCGGCAGTTGAAGTCAAATCACTAAAGTTACCTACAGTTCCAACCGTAGGAGCTGATCCAGCGGTGGCATCTCCCTCAAGATATGATTGAGTAAAACTGAAAGTTTCCCCAGCGGTGGTTTGCGTTGCACTTGGCATAGTAACTGCTGGGACCCCATTTGTGACAGATCCAAAGCCACCAACACTTGCAGCGTCTCCACTTGTAGTTGTTATATTTGTACCGCTTATGCTGTAACTCGATCCCAGTTTATCAGCAGAAGTTGCTGCCGATAAGGATTCCAGTTTGACTGATGACGTAATTGTGCTTTGAATATCTGCATACGAAGCAACTGGTATAAAGAGAAATAAAAGAAGAAGCTTTTTCATTTGATACCGACTTTGTTTTTACTATTATCCACTATCTTAGGTCCGTTGTTGTTATTATTGCCACTTTTCTTCTGTCCGACTGATATGCCGTAGGAACCCAAAACACCACTTACAAGTCCAGCAGTAAAGGCTCCATCAATTCTAACCTTGCCCATATAACCTAAAGTCATCATTGATAAACTCCAAGTTAAAATAAGAAATCTGACTCCGTGACCAAAAAAGTCACCCCAATCAAAGCCTTCTTTTTCTTGCTTTTCTTCTTCCATACGGATTGCCTTTCTTGTTTTATATTAACAATGTAGCTATGTTAGGAAAAGAAAACAAAAATTAATGTCAAAATTTCTAATCAATCTATTCATACGCTTCGGCAAGAGTGAATCTTTACGGAAAGCGGCTTTAAATCTTTTGAAAGATTTGGCTACAAAATCAGACAATGATGTTGATGACGCAATCGTCAAAATGATAGAAGAAAAGCTCTTTCCAGTTAAATGATCAAAAAATTTCTCAATATCGATATAGAAAAAGCTCCACCCGAGATGGAATTAGAAGTTGAGCTTCAATGCAGACAAATTATGGAGTCTGATGACATTGACAATATAAAACGATATTGCACTCATTTGGTTAGATATAAATTAAAGCAAGATATGTTTTTATCCTCTATTCTTAACCACTTTGTAGAGCTTGAGTTTGTCAAACCCAAAAGAAGAAAAAAGCGTTTTAAGTTATTTTAAAGTTTTCTCATATTCATTAATATATTTATCTTCAAAGTCTCTGATTAACATGTTGTTTGTTTTATCAACTTCATAATTAAATTTAAGGACCGCAGTTCTTATATGTTCTTTGACCCACCGACCTTCTTCATAAACAACTTGAGCTTTGCCATTTTCTTTTATAAATACATAGTGGTCCTGTCCTTTTAACTGTATATCTAAAAAGTTTCTTTCAAGATCTTTGCGTCTAATATCTTTCAGTTTTCTAAGTTTCACTGAGGAATGTTCTTTTTTCATTTTAGCTCAAGCGTAATATCAACCCAAGAGGGCTGAGGTTTGCATCCATCTATAACACCATAAAAGGGATTATTTATATATTCAAATGTTTTCTTTTGAAACGCATCATAATAAATCATCCCAATATATGGGTTAGATGGAAACTTTGCTTTTTTCATTAAAAAGGAATTTCTGAATCCCAATTCATATTGTAGTCTGCTTTTGGTTCTTCTTCTTGCGAAACAACGGTTGGTTTAGCATTTGGAAGCATTCTAGGATTTACAGACCCAAAGGCTCCATAATCTTCCTCGTCATCATCAAAAGTGTTCTTTTTACCATTAGCACTGATATACACACCCTGAACTCTGATTTTGGTTTTTTCTCTCATGTCAAAGACATTTCCTTCTTTATGCTTTGATTGATCTTCTTTTAAAGCTTGGAAATGGCTGCAAAGAGCATCGATGCTTTCAAGTGGTACAAAGATATTAAACCTTCGTGGAAATCGGTCCTTACTATTTTCATAAGTATTGTCGCCAACTGTAAAGTTAATCGGCAAAGGCAGTGCGTTTTCAAATTCCATTTTCTTTTGGTGTAATGTTGTTTTCTTTTTCCCAAGCGATAACTTGGTCGAGGTTGTAGCGAACTCTTGATGCGGAGGGAGTCGATGCAAACTTTGGCAGTTCGTACCATTCTGGACCGACTTGTTTGTTTTCCTTCCTTGTTTTCATTCGCCATATTTTGACCGTATTATCGGTCACACCGTAGCGTTTTGCTAGTTGTTTGGTGTCGAGATAAGTGGCTGTTTGATTCATAATAAAGATGCCTCCTTTTGTACGATAGCGTTTGTCAGCTTGTGCCTTTCGCTATCAGATAAGTTTCCTTCTTTCATTTGAGCGTCTAACCTTTTTTTAATTTCATCAAGGTGCTTTTGGGATGGAGCTTTTTGTATCCATTTGAGTGCCATCTCAGTTACTGAAGGCTGCTCAGGGACTAAAGTTTCTTTCTGTGGTTTTGGTTTGTTAGTTTTCCACGATTTATCTTTGCCGTTGTAAAGAGATAAGCCAAACTGATTACCAAACTGCATGAAGGCCCTCTTGCGAGCATCTGTTTCAGCTTCTTTAATAGCAGACTCGTG